GTTAATTTAAGGGCAGTCGTAGTTGCTCCACCACTAACAATTGCACCGGGCAAAAATGCATGGGGGGTTACAACCCCCATGACATTAAGACCCGTTGCAGCTAAGAATGCAGTCGTAGCGCCCGTATAACCAATTGAGATAAGCGGAGCTTGAGGGGAAGTTCCACCAGTCACAGGGGTTATTAAATCTACTAAAATATCCCGAATAATGCCATTTTTTGGCACAGTACAGGGCTGTTTTAGGTCGTTTTTTAAGGAGCCAGTTGTTGCACCCGCTGTAGTTGCACCGCTTAAAGTATAGTCCCAAATACATTTCTGAGACCGAAGACGCATTTTTTCAACCGCAGTCCCAAGCTGAGCTTTCGCTGCATTTTGGGGGGAAAATCGGTTAAGTAAAAATTCGTTTTCATTAACTTCAGAATATGTGGCTGCAAAAGAGGTGGTAGCTACTAAGGCAAGACAAAATGCTAATATATTCTTCATTTTTTCCTCCAAAAGGTTGGGGGGGAGCCCATAGTGAGCCCTCCCCCAAACAAATTAGTAGCTGATGCCGAATAGAACTCCGCAATACGAAGGACGCTTAACTACAAGCTCTCCGAATAGGCAGATATCTACGATATATTGGAAGCCAGTTGTGTTTCTGACTTCAAAGTATTCGATTCCATCAGGAGACTTACGTTTTCTGAAGAAACCGTTCGAATAGAAGGTCAATGCTCTCCAGTCAATGAAGTAAATGACATCATCATCTGCTTCTTGAACTCCGACGAGCTTAACCGATCCCTTGGTTACAGATCCAATTTGAACTTCCATCCAGCCGTACTGAGAAGCCTTCTGTGAGTTTGGAACCACATTGAAAGCACCTTTAGATGCTTCAATTACCTTCATGCAAGAACCAATGTTCTTGTAGCTCATGACGACATCGGTTGGAGCGCCTTTACCAAACTGACGAATTGTGGTTAGGGCATCAAAGATTTTTTCCATGATGTTAACCGCAGTGATAGTTGTACCACTTACGTTGATCGCCTGGAGGTAAGGATATAGAGTTTTTGTTACCCCATATAGCTGAGCATCTCCGCCGTTTGCAGCAGAGAGGAAAGCTCCACGGATAGAACTGAATGCATTACCAGAGGTAGGATCAGCGCCATCATTGTAGAACTTAGCATTGTTAGCAGTCGTGTAAGCAGAAAGATTGAGTGGAGTACCACCAGCGCGGGTAGTAGCTACAGTAACAACCTGGGTATTCATATCGATGTTCTGAATGTAACCAGCAGCAGAGGTTGCAGTTACATCGTCTTTTACGAATACTTTTTGCTTAACTACAAATCGGTCAGGACGATCCACAGTTGCAAGACCCGATGCAAGTGAAGCGTTGTCTGAAGCGAATTTAGCAAAGTGAGCGCCATTCATTAAGTTCACGGACAATACGTTTTTCAAGTAGTCCATGAAATCGCTGATGGTGTCAGGAAGCAATTTCAAGAAGTTCTTTTCAGAAATCTTGTCATGCTCCATGATATCGCGATGATTAAAGATCATCGATCCCCAAATTTCTTTGGCGGTCGTCACACGGCCTCTAACGTAGGTGTCTTCAGCTACGTCGGTAGATCCAGTGAGTGATCCGAAAGCTACAGAGCTTGCGCCTGCGGCTTTAAAAGGGACGATCAAAGCAGCTTCACCAGTAGTAGAGCTACCAGTTAGCCAGCCGTCATCACGTTCGATATTAGAAATGATATAATCCCGCTTGATCAGCTCTTCTTTGAGCAAGTCATTTGGGAGATAGTCATTTAGCATTTGGCTAAATGACCGAGTCGTCGAAGTTCCCATTTATTCTCCTAAGTTTTGCTTACTCAATTCATTTGAGCAGCTAGTTTTTTTAAATCGTCGATTGATCTTGGTCCTTTTGATTTTACCGGAGTGCTGGACTGGCCACCGATATTTGGAATCGTTTTAGGAGCAGGTTTTACAGGGATTTGTCCAGCGGAAGCTCCAGCATTTTGCGGTGCGGGTGCTTTAGCTTGACCAAGTCCATAAATCTGCATCACTTCCTTCACGGCTTGGGCGACCGGAAGATCCACTTTTCCACCTGATCTATGCCATGTAAGCTCGCCATGATTAATGACAGCTTCCAAGAATGCCCCAGGTTTTCCTACCTGAGCATCAAATTGACTGATTACCGGGGCTAGATCAGGTCTACCCGCGGTATATTCTAACTCCAGGCGCTTGGTCTGTGCGGCCTGTGTCTGATACTGCTCGGCTAAAGCCTGGTTTTGCCTCTCCAGGTTATATGCTTGGCGCTCGGCTTGCGTTCGAGCATCCAAAGCTGCTTTTTGATCCGGCGGTAATTCATTATATTGTAGAGTCTTTAAAGCATATTGCAAGATTTGTTGTTTGGGGATCGCTAATTTGTCAAAAAAGGCATCTAAATCACCTCTTTTGTAATCTGATCTTGCCGCTTCAATTTGGCTGTTTAATGAGGTAAAATTGGAGTTTACTGACTCAAAATTCTTCTTTAATTCCTGATGACGGGTCTTAATCGTATCAACACCATAAGCCCGAGTGAAAATATCCCTTACTTCCTTCTCAGATTCAGCATCTTTGATAAGAGATCGAAACTTTTCGGGGATTTCTCCTTCATAATCGAAGGATTTGAACTTGTAATTAGGTGCATATGCTGGGGCCTGAGACTCTCCGGTGGGTTGAGCCTGATCTCCCACCGCTTCTGGGGCTGTTTGAGGTGTATCTGGAGTTTGCGCCGCACCTTCTGATGCTCCATTTCCTATTTCTGTACCAACTGATGTCCCTGATTCAATTTCATCTACCATACGTCAATCCATTCCCTGCTTGAGGTATTTGCCACGGTGACATCCCTGGTCCTTGGGGTGCCATATGGCCTTGGTTCGGTGGGTTGGCCTGCCCGCCGGGTTGTGTAGGTGACATTTTGTTCGCTATCTGAGCCTGCGCTCCTTGATTCATGTCCTCTAACTGCTGAAGGTCCTGTCCTTGGGCCTCCAGTTGTTGTACTAGCCATTGCAAAGACGAGTAAGGAATTCTTGCACGCTTAGAAGTTGTGGGATCTTTAGGATCTGGTACATAGAGATCGCACACAGCCATATAACCATCCGTTGGGATATACCCAGACTTAGCTCTTTGAACTGCTAGTTGGTTCTGAGCCTCAATCTGCTGGTGCTGATCAATTATTTGTGCATAAAGTTGTTGCACTTGAGGTGGAAGAAATGGAAAATCGGCCTTCCTCATCCGTGAAGAAAGCCGTTTGATGAGATAGACGTGATTGTCATATTGATTCACTTGTGGCATCTGGCCCCGATCAAGCGCCAAGATGTCATTGACTGCGGAATCATAGTCAATTGTCAGGTCATCAAAGCTTTCGTCAAAGTTTGCGTAAGGCATTTGACGTAAAATTTTGCCCATATCCTCGGGCTTAAGCTGAGCGCCCGCATACTGGAGCGCGTGGTTTAGAACCATCTGCTTACCGAGCTTTGTCTCTATGTCATCGCTCTGAGGTTCTACTTTAATCTGATAGCAAATATCTTTTGCGTTTTTAAACTCAGGGATATTGATCTGCTCATTCCTACCAACTGCATAGATTGTTTGATCATCGGGGAGATGGACTTTGGCCAGCTTCAAATAAGTTTTACATACGTTTACAAGAAAAGACTCAAAACGCCTTACATTTCTTTGGAAATATCTTTTCTTTGAAGCAGCTTGGAAAAGAAGGGTATAAGGTTCTTGGCCGCTTTGATCTTTGAGAGTGTCTTCTTCAACTCCCATGACCTGATATAGCTCTTGTATTTGAGAGAGCATATATTGGGTGTATTGGGAGCCGTCTCGTCCTGGAAGAACTCCGGGTTCTTGTCCGGTGTAATTAATCGATCTAACACCGGGTAATTCCATTCCAGGGGATACTTTAGTTCCATTTTGTATGAGTAGCTTATCGTCGCCGAGAGTAATTTGATGTTCGGCAATCTTTGAGGCGGATCGATTAATCTCCACCTGATAGGGTCGCATTTGCTTGATTGGGGAGCGCCCACGAGGAGTTGTGGGAATAGTCTCGTACGCTTTGTAGACAATAGGAAATATTGATCCGGGCAAGACCCCTTGAGCAAGTATACCCTCTTTGGTTGTAATGAAAAAGTACCCCTCTGGATACCTGGCGCTTTGCCTGAAATAGTATTCTCTAACGGCTGCATGGTTCTTTACTCTTTGATACCCGCCGCGAGCATTGTCAAATACAATGAATGTTTCATCCTGAGATTCTTTTATGAACTTCTGAACCTCCGGATCACCTTCAAACATTTTCTTAAGCTTCTCAAGAGGAACCATTTTTTGGATCTCAAGATAGCTTGATTCATCCATCGTTTTGCACGACGGGTCGCGTCTTAGGTTAAAGCCATATATGTCCTCAAAAACAAAAGCCCCAGCAAACACGGGCTTTGTCTTATCTGGCATTGGCTGGCCCATCTGATCAAACATTGGCTGACCAGAAGCTTCATCCACCAATTGCTCAAAGTGAGTGACTGGACCACCTTGAGGATCATAGAATATCTTCGTGGCCACTTCCCCTATATTTACAAAACAATCAGCCCACTCATCAATTCTGTCTGTCTCAATCGAATACTTCTCGCAAGCATCCTGCCAAACTGACTCATGAAGCTCCGCTGCTTTTTGGTCCGATAGCTCTGAGGAATTTTTTGGTTCAAACCCAACCCCCGGAGCAAGGGCTATAATGTTATTGGAGTAGATTTTGCAGATTTTTTGAACGTGATTTTTGGTGAGGCGGATCTTTTGCTCTGAATTAAGCTCTTTAGTTTCCCTGAGCCGTCTAAAAAAATTCGAGTATTTGCGGTTGTAGTGCTCGCCCGAAACCAATAAAAGGTTTGAGCGCATTTCTGAGAAAATCTCAACGTCGCAGGTTTCACCTTCTAGGTGCAAGGCATTTAAAGCCTCAATGTCATGAACCTGCGTCAGATTGTCCGGCTTCATCTCCATCAACCAGTTCCCCGTTTAGAATCAATTCTTCATATTTTAAGGGATCTGTTAAGAGCAGCTCTTCGAGCTGATTTTCCCTCAAACGAAGTTCTCTTAGTTCCAGTGATTCCTTGGTTTGTCTCAAATGGACTTCGTCTGAGAGGGCCTGCTCAGATGCAGCGGTGGCACTTAGCTCGGATTTGGTTGGCCTGCCAAATTCTAAGCAGAGATCTCCCAAACTAAACTTGGATACTCCGGCTCGCTTGCATAGGTCTATTATGTCTGAAATTTCTTTTAGGTCCATATAATTTTTAATTCCCGTATAGTTCATTGAATTCTTCAAACTCTGACGTGATCCTGCGCTCTTCCTCTTTATGCTCAAAAGCCTTACGCCTATCGCGGATCTCTAGCTGGGCTGGGCTTAAATATTCCTCTAACTGTTCAGTTCTTTTTGCCCGGTCCCTATCCCCTTTGATCGAAGCCCAATCCCATGGTATTTTTGAAACCGCATAGCGTAACGCATCGCACAGGTCATCTTTTGCTTTGTTCTTTGGGGTAGCTCTTTGAAGTGAGGAGATTTCACCGGCTAGTTTGTAATTGTCCCCCTCGCCATCGTAGATTAGGAGCATGTCGTTCTTAAAAAGAGTATTTAGAACCTGCTCTCCTTTATCATGGGATTTTTCAGCCGGCTGAAACGGATCACCCATCCTAGCTGCAATTTCAAAAAAATCTCTCGACGCCCAATCGTAGAATTGGGCCGTGGGCTTATACTTCCGCTCTTTTTTAATCTCTAAGTTTTTCTCAACAATATCAGAAGCCGTTGTTGCGATATTATCCCCGCGCCAAGAAAATATCACCCTTCCCTGCTGAAAGTCAGGACGAACTGCCACGTAGCATAGGGCTGCTGGGTGGTTGTCTTTCCCCCCTGAGCCTGGATCTGCTCCCACATATATGTGCCACCCACTTGGCACCGGGTGCCCGGGCTTTAGGTGCCTTGCCATATCAAACGACTCATATTTCTTATCTGAGTCAACTATGAACCTGCCATATACCCGCTTTTGGATCTCAGCATTTGTGGAGCACCGATTTTTCACCTGAAGAATTTTCTCCTCAGACCAGTGCGATGGCGTTCCATCCTCATAGTAAAGGCAATCGTACATGCTTACCATCTGCTTAAAAGCATTAGGTAGACGCTCTTGCTCCTTGCCGTTTGGCTCTAAACAAGCCCTCCAAAACTCCTGACCTAAAGTCGCAGTAAATACCATGGAAAAATAACCATCTGAGGATGAGATACGAAACATCAACTCCTCATAAAGCTCTACTGGGATTTCTTCATCTAGCGCTATGTAATCAACCGTACCTGTTTGAAGGGAAGATGCATCTTGTCCATAGGTTTTGAAATAAATTGTAACGCCCGAGTTGAAGTAGATTGAGAATATCTCCTTGTTCTTATACTGAGCCTTCCACCCATACCTAGGATCTTCCTTATACTTTCCCTGCGGCAAAAATTGCTGCCACTTAGTCTCGTACTCAATTGTAGCTTGGTTTGAGGTAGGGTATAGGTACCAAAACTGCTTAGGTTTATGTCTCCACAAATGCGGCCATAGATCTACATTCGTCGCCCACTCAATGCATTTTCTAATCTGAGTCGAGCTTTTTGAGATCTGATTGGCAGCACACAGAAGAACAATCTTCTCCCTGCTCTCAAAAAAATCCCTGGCCCAGGTGTACCACTTAAACCCATAGAGGTGAGGCAAGCCCTCTTTAAGTTCAAGCTCCCTCTCTTTGATCTGGATATACTCAATAACCGTTTGCTTATCTTCAAGGGCTATTGGTAGGGGAACATCATCCTCGCCACAAACCACCGGCTCAATGGGCTTTAGTGGTTCTTTATGCAGCAAATCGCTCACCTGAAGCGGGGGCTCCCCAGGTTTTCTAGCCCTAAATCTAATCTGCTCTCGCTGCTTTCTCTCCAGATCATACAGGTACTGCTGCTCTTTGGTGCGGGCCGATGTTGCCCTAATCTCATCCTTCGTCTTACCCTTGGTCCAAAGAATACCCCCGCTCCTCGTGGGTTTATTCTTCAATCCCTTTGGCCTACCGGGCTTTCTTTTTGGTGGGGGAGAGTCCGTCAAAACTTCTCCGCACCTTGCCCTGAATTCGCAAATCTAACCGCAAGCTGCGTTGGCTTAGATTTCTCCTCAATGGCTTTAAGCCTAGCCTTAAGCTCATCCATCGATAGGTTCTGTAAGGTTTTCTTTACTTGACGCTCATCCGAATTTACATGCACCGATAGCGTCTTTTGCTCAATTTTTTGGGTTATAGCCCCATTCACACGCACATCAAGCATCGCAATAATCTTCGTCTTTAACTCCAAGAGTTTGACATTAGGCCTACCTTTGGCATCAGTGTCATCCATCTCTAATATATCCCTAAGCTTATCCATCCCAAAATGCAGAGCTTCGGTGGCAACCGCGCTATACGATGCGGGCATGCAAAGTATCCAAGACGCCTTCTCAGGCTTTGACATATACGAGGACATAAAATGCTCATATGTCATAATCCCCGCAATTATGCGATTCACGCTCATCTTGCGCATATCAAACTGCGCTTCGTCGTACTCCAGCCAAAATTTTAGGCGTGTCCGGTTGTCGTGGGGAGTTGGGGTACGCCCTTCAGTCTTAAGTGTTTTGTAAACTTCCCTGTCATTTAACCCATGCAAATCGGGTCTAAGCAAATACCCATCCTGTAGCTTTTTAGCCACTGAAGGCGGTAGCAGATTACCAATGGAGCGGGGGTTGGACATGTCCCAGAGAGTGATTCCTTGGGCCTCTTCTGTCGTTGCCAGAGGCGTTTCTAGGCTTATCTCTCTAGTGTGTACGAGATTGTTGGGGCGGCTTGTCACTTATATTGGATTTTGGTTGGGGAATCGATGTAAGTCAACGGATTTTTTGGGGCTTCGCGGCGGGGGAAATGCCTTCGGCGGGCGGAAAGGTGCAGGGGACTATTCCAACCAATTCACTCAGGTTTAAACCCTACCCCCCGCATCATCGCTTCTCCGGCCCACCGAATCAAACCGCCAACGGGTATCGCGAATCGCCAACCAATGAGCCATAATATCATACAGTTATGTCGCCTCAGTCTGTGCAGTGGGGCATAGAGTCAATGGCCCGTTCGCTGCATAGCAGCGGAGGCTTAGGAGCATAGAGTCATTTGACAATTGTTGCGTCATGTGAATGAAGTTCAGTGTGTCATTTAGTAGGTTTAGTCAAGTATAAATGATTCGGCGGGTCATTGGGTATGCTGTGCTGAGATGCGGGGATTGTTCGCGATAAGGATTATAAAATAGTTGTTGTATTTACTACATAGATGGTGTTTAAGGCATATACCTAGTTACTCAAACTAGATCTATATAATGAAAGGGCAAGCATATGAGTGTACTTCAAGCAATTGAAACAGAATACAAAGGACCAGCTAATAACCTGGGTTCAAGAATATATGCCGAATGCAATGGCGGCAACTTGACTACTGGCTACGACTACGCGTTGACATTAGAAGAAAATCACAAACGGGCGGCTCAGCTTCTAATTGCTCAACTAAAATGGAATGAGGAGTTTAAGTCTATGACTTCTGGAATGCTTAAGAACCGAAATATAGTTTGGGTATTTAGCCGATAGATTGTGGTTGACTTCAGGTAATCTATTCAATATATCGAAAGCGCATTGACTCACAATGCACTAAAAGAAAGGGCAAAATATGCAAAATCTAATTCCTGCACTCCTATGCTTTATAGGTGGGCTAACTGTTTTATTTATTACAGCTACGGTAATGTCGCCATGAAGTACTATCAGAGGCTTGGTATATATAAAGCGTCGAATCTAACCTTTAATCCTAATACATTTGAGGGATATAGTTATGCGTGGTATCTAATAACAGCGCGAATAAAAGGTGAGTTGGTTCTAAATACCTACAACTACTCGCCCACGACTAGAAAGCACGTCTACAAGTTGAGGGCACTCTTAAATGAGTTGGAGTTACCCTATATTGAGATTGAATCTCCTGGCGGATTGCAAAAATTAGAGTCGGCTATGTATCACCACATGAAATCTTTAGCACGTAAGCAGTTGGCTAACGAATATGCGCGGAATAAAAATGATCAAATAGGGCACTACGATAATAGGTGCCTTATGTGGCTAAAGAGCTGGGGAGTGAAAGCTAACTATACCCAAAAAATAGCTAGATTTGAGGCAAAAGTTGAAAGGGAAAATAGATTAGCTTCTCAAAAACAAAAAAGAGTATCTAAGGCGGAGGCTATAGCTAGAGAGGCACCTAAGCCTATATATCCTCCATTAAGGTTGGTGAGCGCATGAACCCATTAGTAAAGAAGGCTATTGATCTACAAGACAGTGGAATGTCAGCTAGAGACGCTGCTGAAAAAGTTGGGGTTACCGTCAATGCAATGCATTTGGCTAGACTTAGGGCGAATAAAAAAGCATCGAAAAGACCCTGTAAAAGGCGTAAAAAGTTGATTGTAACAGATATACCTAAACCTATGTCTAACTCGGCGGGCTTAATGCTTGTCATTGGGGATAGCTCTGAGATAGCTAAGCTCATAAAGGATTTAAAATGATAACTATTCGTAAATTGGTTCAAGGTGTCCATATGGGTCTAGGTCATGATGGCTTGCGGGCTTTGCTTAAGCGTGAAGGCATAGATCTAGCAAGGTTGAGAGAGGGCGATTTGGTCATGCTCATGAATAAAGCGGGCGACAAGCTAAAGATTATTGAGGGGAAAGGGGTTCTAATTGCATATCTCAGGATGCCCAAAGGCATAAAGATAATGAAGGAAGCTATCCAATATATTCCTACATGCTTTGGAGGGAGGGGCTTTGACTATGAGAAGGCATGCCAAAAAGCCTTAGAAACAAGGCTTAATTCTGTCAAAGTTCCATTGAGCCCATTACAGAAGGCTAAGCTAGAACAGCAGGCGATACATGGGAACTAGAGACGAGATAGCAGATATCCTCGATATGATCGCTAGCCTACAATATAGATTCAATAGGTTAAGCGAAAAAATAGTTACAACGCCAGGAATTGTTGTGAAATGCGAGGAAATGAATATCTATTATAACATAACTGAGACCCCAATTTTCATTGTCACTAAATGGAGTCCAGACCCGCATGGCTACTCTGCAAAAATTGAGAAGCATACGTGCATAGGTCCGGGAGAAGGCATAGACATATCCATATTGGGGTTGAGCAGAAACAAGAACGCAAAAGTATGACCGGCAAACAAAAAACTAAGCTCAAGCTACTAATCCAAGATATCCGAAAGCACCTAGCCATGAATGGGCATGTGCCGGCGTACTTTGAGCGGACACACAATCAGCCATCTTTGGTGGCTTTGTACGTCTGTCCACGGTGCACCGGCTCTATTCTTATATCCTGCACTGAGTCAGGGGAGTTTGGGGTTTCGGGCAAGACCCATCTGAGTCCCTGCATCCAGGCTCAACTGCCTTTGCAGAACACCCTCTAAAATCGATTTAAACAGGCCAAGGCACACTCATGCCTAGGCTAACCAAAGAAAGGGCAAAAATGACCTCCTACGAGTTCCTAAAGCTATTGACCGAGCGCTTCCCCGAGCTAATGAACAACATCCCCCTAAACCGCGCCACCCAGCAATTGGTGGGGGAGCACATCAACACCTGGCGCAAGGAGTTATACCTAGCCGTGTCAAAGGATGGCTTGAGGCAGGAGATGATCAAGGCGGGGAAGTTGAAGGACCCCACACAACCTACCCAATAAATCTGCGGCAATTAAATACCCTATTTATTTTCCACTATTTTGGAGACAAAGAATGGATCAAGTAAAATTAGCAAAGCTTCTGATGCTCACTACCTCGGATTCAGATGGTGAAGCCTTGAATGCTGTCCGAGCGGCCAATGTGATTTTAAAGAAAGCTAAAAAGAATTGGGAAGAAGTTTTTAAAGATCAGAAAGAGTCTCCTAAAGAAAAAACACATCAAAGCTGGTATGACAGAGTGCGTCCTTTAGACCCTGAAATAATTCACATGCTAGAATACTGTTTGGAAAGATTGAGTGGCAGCGGTTACCAATTTATTAAGTCCTTAAACACCCAATATAGACTCCGGAGAAGCTTATCTACCAAACAACTTGAAGCACTGCGAAAATGGTATGCAAATCTTTGAAATTGACGCAAAATACCTGACTCACAACCGTACAATCGATACAACCGAACAACCGAGGGTTTCCTAATATACCCGCCCCAACATCTTCTAACGCGCGTCACGTTATTTTATGACACATCTGCTAGTTACATTCCGGAACATATATTAGAGAAACAACCGGTGGGACTGGTTGTACGGTTGTATTTTACCCCAAAAACCCCCGAATCTATGACGCAAACACTAACAAAAACAACTAAAATAGATTATACACACCCCATCAAACATTACTCTGCGTGTCAGTGTAATGCACCCAGACAAAACCCCAAACTGCTTTTTGCGAGTGTGGTCCGACTGTTTTCCAGCACTTTTGAGCTTTATAGTCAGGAAATATTTGGGCGATTCTTTTACCAAAAATTTGTGCATTTTGGACGTAGTTTTTATCTGCCTCCATTTGGATTTTATAACGCTCAAAAATATCAGAAAGTAGAAGCACGTCATTCCTATCTCCGGTGGTTCGGAGATTCTCTCTTGCCCATGTACCCAGTGTGTCAACTTCTTCGGCATACTCAGCCATTTTTTCCAAAGTCGAGGGGTCAAAATCAAGCTTCCCCCTCTCAACCAATCTATTATATGCACCGAGCCACCGAGCCAAAATTCCTGCTCGCTCCGGTAGCATTTTTTCAAGGACATAGGGGTCTCTATTACCCTTCTTATCGGTGAAGGTGGCGTTAAAGGGGATCACAATTAGCCGTCTAAGATACCCTTGAGTAGCATCAATGGAGCTTGGCAGTTGATTACAGGTGTAAATCATTTTGGCTTGGTTTCTAAACTCATAGGAGCCAAAATAGAGCTTACGACCTGAAACCGTTCCCCCCGTGATAAGAGATTTGAATATTGTGGAGTCAGTGATTGTTTTGGTGGGGATCTCATCACAGGCATTAAATAATTTTCCCTCCAAATTTAGGATATGGACGGGGTCCTCAAGATGCTTAAACGAGACACTAGAGTAATTTTTTGGACCCGCCACACCTTGAAGGAGTTCAAGGAGTTTTGACTTACCGTTTGAACCTTCCCCCTCAAGGATGAAAGCAAATTGTAACCAACAAGAAGCACCAGAAATACAATAACCTAAAATCTCTTCTAATAAGGCTATTTTCTGCTTATTTCCTTCACAAACTTCTCCTATAAACTTTGTGTAATTGGGTGTTGCCATATCCCCACACCAAGCATAGGGAAGTCTATATAGAAAACCATAGTAGGTGTTGTGCGGTTCTATATTTCCGCTTTTAATATCCACAACACCATTCTCAAGGTTTAGTTTTCCTTGGGTAGTCTCAGCCGAGAAGAATGAAACCGGAGTTAGATTAGTACGCTTTATTTGGCGGCAAAACTCGTCGCTGACTGCTGAGGCGGGGTGTTCTTTCATCCAAAGAACTGGAAACTCCCTAACACGGGTATCAAAGAAATGGGAGTAAACCCCCCGACTCCACGAGTAGACTATCCCTGTCTCATCCTGGGTGCGGTGGTTATGGACCTGCTCAAATTTTGCGAGTAAAGCGGGGTAGCAAATAAGGTCTTTCTTTTTGGGGTCCTTAGAGCGTTTAGTGAATCCACAGTCTTCCCAATAAGAGAGAGGCTTACCCCAATAAAGCATTTCATCATCTTCAGGCTCATCGGCACAGGTGCTAGAGGGCTCTTCACCAATGGGTCCATGCTCTTTGGTTTCTTCATACGCCGGAGGCACAAGCCCCCGCTTCACTGCTTCAATTCCCTCAATGGCGTGGAGGTCGTTAAAATCTAGCTTCTCACACCTACCATCTGCCCAATGGGGGACCACAACTCTTACATTGGGGTATTTTGCGTGGATTTTTAGGCATTGATCAACGCCGGGATTGGTTTTTGAGTCTAGCTTTTGATCATTATCAGCGCAGAGAATAAATGTAGCAGTGGGGTATTTGGAGCCCAAAGCTTCAAGTACTGGGAGAATATTCCCAAGATCAAAGCAAACGATTACCGTTGCATAGTCTAGTGCTTCATATATAGATGCTCCGGTGGCATATCCCTCACATAGGTAGAAGTGCTCATTATCGCCACCGATGCGGAAAAAAGAGCCATTTTTTCGGCCTCCGGTTAAAAAAGTTTTGGAGCCATCCTCTTGGATATATTGAAGGGTTGTGAGTTCGCCCATGGTATTGTATGCCGGGATCATCAGAGTGGTTTCGTTGATAATGCGGGCAGGATGGTAGCGTCTAACTCCCTTGCGCTTTAGGTAGGGGGATTCACCTTCGTCCTTGGCCATGGAGTAGTAAAGTTTAGCTTTAGAGGCGGCGTCTTTGGCTCGCTCCTCACGAGCTGCTTTGTAGGCTTCAACTTGGGCTTTTGATTCTGCCTCAATCTCTGCGATTTCATCGGGAGTTAAGCCTTCGGTTGAGGATGTAAAGTGTGGGTGAGGATCTTTTGGGTTGGCATGATCTCCAAAGGTGGCATTAATGTACTCTACTCCGCCTTTAATGAATCTTGAGCCAATGAACCATCCACGGGTTTCTCCCCCGTCAATAGGGAAGGATTCAAATGAGCCTGAGAATTGAGGGACATAATGCAATCCTAAAGATTGCATGAAGGATAGTAGTTCTTTCATGGGCAAGCAGTTCCTTTCAAGAGATTTCACGAGGTTGTATTTCTAGAGCAAGTCGGGTAAAATGTAGGCGCAAGCGGTTAGACAAGTCAAGCCCCCGAGCCTATGTCACGATGGGCCGGGGGCAAATTGCTTTACATTCCTTCTCCCCCACCCCAATATATATAGTGTATGAGTAAACACTGGATACAAGACGCGGTTAAGCATCCCGGAGCTCTTCACAAAGAGTTGGAGGTAAAGCAGGGTGAAAAAATTCCTGAAGAAAAGATTGAGAAGGCAGCCCATGCACCTGGGAAGCTAGGGCAGAGAGCGCGCTTTGCTGAGAATATGAAGAAGATGAGATCAGTGGATGATTTGAGAGAGCATTTCAAAAAGCACTTTTCAAAGTAGAAGATTTAAGGTATATAGATAGCGACTACTTTTCATATTTGGCTTTATATTTAGGAAGGGGCCTAGAGCACAATAGCTTAGGTCCCTTTTTATTTGACATAGACCTATACCGAGTATATGCCCAATCTATTGTAGTTAAACCCCCGCATCACCGGAACAAACAGTGATGGCTTAAGTGGTGCGGGATTAACTAAAGAAAGGGCGACAATGAAAAAATTTGAAAGGTTTCCAGAAGGCTGTAAAGTTGTGGCTTCGATTTATGCTCCTGATAATAAGTTTGTCAGACGTACATGGAAGGAGCGGTTATTTACTCGGCCTTGGAAGCCTTTTACCCGCACTAAGTCAGTTGAAGCAAACTGGGCATATTATTTAAAAGACTTAAATACAGCGATTGTAACTTTTAGGACTGCAGCTCTTTTAGAGAAAGAAGGTTTTCCTGTAGCCTACGGGGAAGTCCCCGCATCGGTGGTGGAAACTACTCGTATGACTAGTAACAACTCCATGGTGCGGGGGAATAATGGGGTCTCGGTAACTTAACTGGTAAAGTCCTGGACGCAGGAGATTGTGGGTTCAACTCCCATCCGAGACCGGCTTTTTTAAAAGAGGATATATGGAAGAAAAATGTTTAGTTTGTGGACATACAGCAGATCAGCACAAAATGTATAAATGCCCAGATAAGAATGCACCCATCGAGTTCAAATTAGGTGATATTGTCAGCTTCGGTGGGGTTGAGGGGGTTGTAGCTAAAATGCTTCCTGATCCCGCGTATAAAGTACGAGTTGATTTCCCATGTAAAGAAAATGTGGGCTTTACGATAGAAGGAAAGTATATATTATGGCACACCGAATCCCTACTCAAGCTAGTCCGCCGCCCCGAACCAGAGAAGCCGAAACCTACTGAACCGAAGCTTAAGGCGTGGATTGATGGATATGGTAGGATATATGCTGTTCCTGCTGGGGAGGTGAATGAAGATTGGACGCGTGCAGAGTGGTTAGATCAACCCGAGGAGAGCGAATGAATAAAACTCTGCGCCCCACTACAGGTAAAAAGTGTGTACCTATAAAAAATAAATGGTGCCCACCCATCATGTTAGTAGCTGATTTTGAAAACCCAGAGGCTACAGGTTTAGCGGTTTCAAATGTCATAAGGCTCAGTACTAGCGCCAGAGGCCACGGGCTCAGATATGGGTTACCTAGAAGCAAACGAGGCAAAGCTAGAGGATCTTTTTTGTGGGTTGGCTTTTGTCCTTTTTGTGGTTCCGATGTTTCAAAGAGGACGCCATGAGCCCCGGGGGATGTCCTGCTTACAGCGTAGGCAAAGAGAGCAAGCTTTCAAACCTGCTGGCGGATTTTGGGAGGATGGAATGACAGAACCAAATCCACTTACACCGCTTCAACTAAAAGAAAGAGAAGTAATTCTTTTACATCCACTTTCAAAAGAGGTGTTTGAACTCATTAGCGTAATTAGGGAGTTTAGGGGCTTGTTTTCAGAACTATTGAGTCCATCAAGAACTTATGATGATGGAAGATTTGCTGAGATCTTGGACCTAAGAGATAAGTTAGAGGGCATAGAAAACTTAAAGCATGGTGAAAAATGACCCCGGACCTAACCACGCTGTCGGACAGGGGGCTTGATAAGCTTGTGTCGGAGAAGTTGGGGTGGAAACAGATGCACAACCAAGGAGGTAAGAGAAAGCTTCCTGTGGGGCGCGACGAAAAAGGGAGATATAAAGTTTTACGCCACTGGTCCACCGATTTAAACGCAGCAATTGAGCTTTGGCAGGGGGGTTGGTGTCTCATTCAATACTCCGACGGTACTTGGTGTGTGTGTTACCAGGACTTTTACCTTTATTGACAGCCCCCACGCCCGCCCTCGCCATTGTTTTAGCGTTTTTACAGGAGCAAGCATGATCACGCAGGATAGAATCAATGAGCTTAGGGAAGTGGCGAAAGCAGCTACGCCGGGGCCTTGGGACGCTAGGTGCAGAGAATTCAGTAACACCGAACTTCCAAGGAATATTTGGACAGAGTACGGATATATTGCAAAAACAGAAAACTGTGACCAGGTTCAAAACGCAACGCATATAGCCACCTTCAACCCCACCCAAGTCCTAGAGCTTCTCGATCATATTGAAGTGTATCAAAAAGTGCTTAAAACTGTAGCTAACATGGGTGATCCATTTATAAGAGAGATAGCTAAGGAGGCTTTGAAATGAGTTGGCCTGATGCTGCCGTATCTATAGCGACATTAATTTTTTTAGGTTTTGTAGTTTGGCGAGTAAAATAGAGTGAAAGGCTATAAAATGAATATTCTTACTTGGATAGGTCTTGGGTTATTTATCACCTCGCTGGTACTGATACAAACGGGGATGTATAGGGATAGAAGAGACAGCCAAGAGCGTTTAAATAAAGTAGAGGAAGAGCATAAAAGGCTCTTGAAAAAGTATTTAGCCCCCTACTATGGAGGAGCAGGCTCGGAAGGCACCCCTGTTCCAGAACAAAAGGGTGGTTTTATTTTAAGAGAGTACTACAAATGAAGCACCCAATTCGGTTTCTACTGTTTTTGCTTGCATTAGTTTTTGTAGCCGGAATATCGTGGCAGCTACCTCAAGATGTATTTTACCCCGGAGATTAAATGCGCAGATTCTATCCATATGCTCTAGTCCTTGGTGTCTTTTTTGCCACCCGAATCTTTGATACCCCGCCCGAATACGAGAAGGGTTGGCTAGCCCTAGCAATAGGCCTGGGTTTAGTGGGCTTACTAAGTAAGCCTTTGATTGATAAAAACCCCCGCGTCTTGTCGTTCTTCTACGCTGCTGGAGCTGCGGCAGCCTTTGGGATGTTTCCAAAAGTCCTGAAGTCTCCGGTATCAACGCTTGGGCTACAGTGGTCGGCAGGACTAGCTCTAGTGCTTTTCATCCTATTTTTTAGGATACCAGCCCCAATTTTAGCTAGAATTAGGCGAATTTACATTCAGCTTGCACCATTGTTCATTTTGGATATTTTAATCCAAGCAGTAAGACGGGTAGCAGATGATCACACTCTGCTCCTTGGAAATCCCTCCCTTCAAGGATGCTTAATTGCAGCACTGCTACCCTTTATTGAAGCTTGGTATATTTTCTGGCCTGGAGTTTTAGCGGTAGCCCTAACCCTTGCTTCAATGCCTTTAGCAGCCCTTGTCCCTGTGATCTGGTTTAGATTTCCTAAGATTAAAGCCCGCTACAAACTAGGCACACTACTCGCTGGGTTTGTAACTTGCGCCTATATCTACCCCGAGTATCTAACCCCACGAGGACGGTTTAACGTCTGGAGAGAGGCCTATGGTTGGTGGGTCTCCGAACCATCGAGGCTACTTTATGGGGCAGGCTTAGGCACTTCTCAGATACTTGTGCCTTACATCCAAGCCTCAAATGGGATGCCTTTAACTCAACGGACTTTCTTTTTTAGCTTTCACAATGACTACGCTCAGACTGTATTTGAGTGGGGTGTGCCTTTAGCCATATGCGCGGGACTTCTACTTCTTCACCGGGTTAGAGTAACCACCGGAGCAAGGCGTGTAGCGTGCTATTCGTTTATGATCTCAATGTTCGGGAACTACATGCTTCATCACCCCTTCACGCTGATATTTGGGTTTGCCCTTCTCTGGAGTAGCCTATGAAGTACACGAGAGAAAAGATCTCAAGCCTAATGGGGCATACTGAAGTGATCTATAAGGTTGAACAATCAAACTTTGAGCTTATAGCCAGCCCTATGGGAATACACTTTAGAGGGACTTCCCCAATAGTCGATGACGCAAAGGGCTTAGGGGATTTTGCAGAGCTTGTCTCTAGGGTTTGGGTAGATCATCAAAAGCTTATGCCAAAGATCCTAAAGCCGGGGGAGCATTGAACTATAAGATCAAGCCTTGGGCGCATCAGCTAACAGCGATTGAAAGGGCAAAAGACTTAAGAGACTTCGCCTTCTTTTGTGAACCCGGCACTGGGAAAAGTTGCATGCTGATCAACACTCTTAGGCATAAGTTCAACGTGGAGAAGATGATCCTAAAGACCTTGATTCTCTGCCCACCCGTAGTGATCTCAAACTGGGCTAATGAGTGGAAGATGCACTCAAGCCTAGATTCTAAGCTCATTGTGCAGCTTACAGGCTCTCAGGTGCAAAGACTTAAGACGTTTCAAAGCTCAAACCCAAGATCAGTATTTATCTCAAACTATGAGATCACCACAATGCAGGATTTATTTGAGGAGATCAAAGACTGGGGGCCTGAAGTAATTGTAGCAGATGAAAGTCATCGAATTAAGAACTACGCTTCTCAGCGGGCTAAGCGGTGTATTGAACTAGCCAAGGATGCAAGGCATAGATATATCCTAACGGGCAGCCCCATACTCAATTCCCCATCTGATATTTTTTCACAGTTTAAATTTTTAGATGGCGGGGCGACACTTGGCTCTAACTTCTTTGCTTTTCGGGCCAGATACTTTAGAGACGAAAATTGTGGGATGCCAAGGCACAAATACTTCCCAAAGTGGGTACCCATGGATGATACCCCAGCTCAGATCAACTATCTAATTGAGCCCCTGTGCGCTAAGGCTAAAAAGTCAGAATGCTTGGATTTACCGCCTTTGGTTAAGACGACGATCAAAGTACCGCTTGGACCTGGCCAAAAAGAGGCCTACGAATCAATGAAGAAAGAGTTCATTGCGTTTGTAAACGGGAACGCCTGTACGGCAATGCTTGCCATTGTCAAGGCGCTTCGCTTGCAGCAGATAGCATCGGGGTATATGCCTACGGTTGATCAGACTGGAGAGAGCTTTACAGCCCGCTTTAAGGGAAACCCCCGCATCATGGCGCTAAGGGAGCTTTTAGAGGAGCATACTCCGCACTCAAAAGTGATAGTTTGGGCCTCGTGGGCTGAGAATTATAAGGACATACGGGCAGTTTTTGAGGATATGGACTTACCCTATGTCGAGCTAACAGGTGAAACCCCCGCATCAAAGCGCACAGCAAACGTGGATGCTTTTAACAATGACCCATCCATTAGATGCCTGCTTGGGCATCCTGGGAGCGGTGGGATCGGCGTGAACTTGATTTCAAGCAACGTAGCCATATACTACTCAAGAACATTTTCTTTGGAGCATGCCATCCAATCTGAGGCAAGAAACTTTCGAGGCGGCTCTGAGATTCATGAGAGTATTCAGCATATAGATTTAGTAGCTGAGGGGACTATAGATGAGTTTATCCAAACAAAGCTTGCAGAAAAGGTTGAGATAGGGGAGAAGATTTTAGGAAATCTAACTCAAGAACTAATGAAAGGGCAGATATGATGGAAATTACAGTAGCAGAGATGGACGCATTGATTCAGAAGATGGTTCAAAAGCGGGAGGAGATAAGGCTTCATAAAGAGATTGGCTCAAAGCTCAATGCAGAGCTTGAGGCTATGGAGTATCAGGCAGCACTCTTTCTAAAAGAGTCAGAGCGGGAGAGCTATAGAAGTCCGTTTGGGACGGTATATACCATCAACAGATGGTCTGTTCAGACACCAAAATCTGACGAGGATAAGATTGCATTCTTTAATTATTTGAAGGAGCGGGGCTTGGATTTGAAGTACATGTCAGTCAATTCCAACGCGCTTAATTCTTTCTACAACGCAGAGATGGAAGCAGCCAAAGAACAGGGCACCATAATGGACTTTAGGATCCCCGGTATCTCAGAGCCCACTCTCACAATATCGACCGGACTAAGAAAGGGCTAACTATGAACGAGATTATTGATTCAAGCGGAAGAGAATTGGTTAAGAGCCAGACTCAGCAAAACGAGCAGATTCTAAAGAGCGATATTCAGCTCCCCTGGGTACTCCTCCAACAAGGGCTTTCGGACTTTGTCAGTGAAGGTAAGGCTCAGATGGGGGATATGGTTAACTCCATGACGGGTGAGAAGCTTGGGGATAAGAGCAAACCCATTGAGTTTATCCCACTCACAATGAAGAACTCTTGGGTGCTATCTGAGAAGATTGGAAATAAGTACGAATACCGTAAGACCTTGCCAAGGGATTCGGGGCTAAGGGATGGTAAAGATCCTTTGGAGATGACGGGAGAGAGCTTGCCTTGGGATTTTGTTCATAACGGACTTCCTTGGAAGCGAACAAAAGTTATCACCGTTTACGCGGTTTTGGTAAAAGACATTGTGGGCTTTTTAGAAGAAGTAAAGAAAGCTCAAGAGACCGGGGATTTTGATCTGGATAAGGCTCTAATGCCCTATGCAATTGGGTTTAGATCAACCTCCTACAATGCGGGTAAGAAAGTAAGCACTCAGTTTGCCAAAGCTCAAGCGATGGCAGCTTACGGGGCAAAGCCTTATACCAACACAATGATGCTCGGATGCCATATGCAGAAGAACGATCAGGGCACGTTTTATGTATATGATGTAACTCCGGGTAGAAAATGCACGAAGGATGAGATTGAGCAGGCAGCAAGTCTCTATAAAGTAGTTACTTCAGGCAATGTAAAGACTCACGATATTGATACAGGTGCACCGGAAGAATCAGCAAGTTTAAGCGATGAGTATTGATTTCCCAATTCCTAACTCATTGTTTAGATACTCCCTACGAGTTAATGCCCTTTTCGCGTAGGGGTGGTGTAGCTGGGAGCGCCAAAGAGAAGCCTTGAGCAGCTTCATTCCAGCATAAAATAAAAGGAGAAATGAAATGGCATTAGAGACCTTAAGAGGAATTAAGAAGTTAGGTGATTTTGAGGTTATTGTGATGGATGAGCTTAGAAAAAGATATCCAGAGCGTTTTACAGAGACCGGAGCAATGGACCATACGTGGTTTGAGGAGACAGTTCGACCACATAATTTTATCTATGTAAGACACGATAAAAACTCTATATCTTTTACCCTTCAAAATGGACCCGTGAAAGCTTGGGGAGTTAATGGGTGTCAGGTAGATGCCTTGATTGAAGCGGCTAAAGCTATTTTAGATGGCTTAAATAAACATTTTCCTTGTAGAGAGAATGCTTGCGCTATTACCAAGTTAGATGAGGCACTTCATTGGCTTGAGCATCGAACTAAAGACAGGGTTAAAAGACAAGTTGAAGGGACAAATCAAGCCTAATGAATATACTGCTACTTGATTTTGAATCCACTGGAATTGACCCTAAAACTGCCCGCCCCACTGAGTTTGGGTGGGTATTGGTTGAAACCAATGGGTGGAAGCCTCTGGTGATGGAGCAGCAGTATTTGCATGAAGATGGGTACCCTGAGATCACTAAGGAGAATTTTGCAGTTACGGGAATATCTCTAAAGGACATTGTTAGCTTTGGTATGGGCCCAAGAACATACCTCTCAATGGTTCAGCAGTTTTGCTTACTCCATTCAGTTCAATACTTGGTAGCCCACAATGCCTATGGCTATGATGAGCCTCTTATGCGAGCGGAAGCTAACCGAGTACCTATTGGGCATTTAGATGCACTCCTTGGGCTACCGTGGATAGATACAAGGGTAGATTTGCCCCACAAGTTTGAGCCTGAAAGCCATAAGCTTAAGCACCTAGCCACTGACTATGGCTTTATAAATCCTTTTCCGCATAGAGCCCTAACTGACTGCCTTACTATGCTTAAGATATGCTCAAACTTTACCTTTGAGGAAATACTTGAGTATAGGTCTATACCTTGGGTTGTAATTAGGGCAGACGTAAGCTACAATGACCGGCAACTCGCCAAGGATGCCCGCTTTAGTTGGGAAAAATTGGGTGAGAAGAACTACCCAAAATGTTGGGTTAAAAAGATCAAGATTAATAAGCTTGAGGAACTAAGGAAGGCATATACCTTCCCAATTGTTGAAATAAAGGAGTCCGTATGAATAAGATCGAAAAGTTAGAGAAGATGTTAGCCGAAGCAAAAGCCAAGGAAACCGCACCCAAGAAGCCAAAGGCTGTAAAAAACCCAAAAGCTCCAAAGGGGAATAAGAAAAACCCAAACGCTTTCTTCTTTTCTATGGATCGCGAAAATCGCGTGTGGCTCAAGAAGGCCTCCCAGACGTTTGATAGGCCTCAGAGTGAGATCCTAAAAGGACTTCTTACTTTTGCCCGCAAGACCTCTCAGAAGCAAGCCTCTCAGATTTTTGGGAAGTAAATGCTTGTAAGGGCGCAAGATGTAGAGAGTGTTTGTAGG